GGTTGAAGCGGCGCTGAAGTCCTGCCGTCATCATACCATCATCAAAGGCTATGTTCGCCCCACTGGTTTGTTCAAGCTTTTGTGGCAACACCGCAAGCCCAATAGTGTGTTGGTGTTTGACGATAGCGATGATGTGTTTACTGATGATACGTCATTGACTTTACTGAAGGCGGTGTGCGACTCTTCGGATCGTCGTCGTGTTAGCTACATGACTGAAGGTGTTTTGCTTGACGATGAGACCGGTGATCGTATTCCTAAGAATTTTGAATTCGAAGGCACGATCATTTTCATCACGAACTATGATTTTGATGAACTTATTGGTCGTGGTCATAAGCTTGCACCTCACTTTCGGGCGCTTGTTAGTCGTTCACATTACATCGATCTCGCAATGAAAACGACTCGCCATTATCTGGTTCGCATTCGTCAGGTTATTAAGGCGGGTCTTCTTAAAAATATCGGTCTTGATCCTGCTGGTCAGATTGATGTGATTGATTTTATGGAGGAAAATCACACTCATCTTCGTGAACTTTCCTTGCGTATGGCTCTTAAGATCGGTAGCATTCGCCGGAGTAATAGGGCTGACTGGAAGAAAATGGCTAAAGTTTCTTGCTGCCAAAACGTCTAGAGTAACAAAAAGGGGAGCCATAAAAAGCTCCCCTTTTTTAATGTGTTATCAAATCCACACCAACTTCTTCGCACATGGACTTACTGCGTTTAAAGTTTTCTTCCCATATTTGATTTTTATCCGGAACCATCTTAGCGATAATCTTCACGATACCGGATTGAATTAAAGCTCTGGTGCAGTCAGCGCAGGGTTGCATTGTCACGTAAGCCACACAACCTTCTAATGGTATTCCATTTCTGGCTGCGTTATAGATTGCATTTCGTTCGGCATGTTCGGTCCAGAAGTATTTCTCTGGCCTTTGATGATATTCTTCTTTCGTATCATCCACACCCCTACAAAATCCATTAAAACCAGTTGACCTGATTTCATGGTTTGAGCCGACAAGGACGCACCCAACTTTCGTGGAGCGGTCCTTGCTTTTCTTTGCGGTCAGTTGTGCTAGTTCAGTAAAATAATCAAACCAACTAAGCGACAAATCCGATTCAATTTTTTCCATTAAATTAAAGATTTAACCCCTTTTTATCGACCGCGATGATAAAATTTTTCACCAATTCACTTCTGACAATATCTTCTACTCCAAATTCCACAAATTCAAAATCCCGATTCATCAATTTTAGAACACCCATAAATGTATTAATATCATTTTTGGATTCTCTTTCTTTATATCTAAAATCGGATTGCCTAAAATCACCAGAATATATTATTCTACAATTTTTTCCACAACGAGTTATAACGGAAGACAATTCACCCCAATCCATATTTTGCATTTCATCCACCACAACAATACAATCGTTTAGGGTAATACCACGAATAAACGAAGTCGAAATGAACTCAACCAAACCACGCTGTTTAAGATATTCGTAGGAATCCGATCTACCAAAAAGCTCCGTGCAAATTGCATAATATGGAGCCTCATATACTTTGGTTTTTTCTTTGTTTGATCCTGGTAAGAAACCCATATCTCTAGTTGGGACTACCGATCTCACGATATAGATTTTTTTGTATTGAGAGTCAGCCGAAAGAAGTTCTTTTAGCGCAAGATATAACGAAATGAATGTTTTACCTGTCCCAGCAACACCATGAAGCATCAAGTGTTTACCTTCATTATAAGCCTTGAAGGTAATCTTCTGGTTTTGTGTCATAGGCTGAACATTGTCTAGGGTGAAATTTATTGTAGGATTAGACTGTTTATTTTCGTTTTTCTGGTTGCGGCGTTTTTCTTTTCTTGAGACTCTCTTGGGTGCAGATTCCATGTTAACTCCAAAATGATTTAGTCGAATGTGTTTACCGTAGAACGGGATATACCTTTGGAGTTTTTCTTTTTGATTTCGCGTAATACATCTCTAAAAGAATCCGGAGGCTTAACCATACCCATTCTTATACTATCACCTATGGCTGGTGCAGCAAGAAGTTGTGTCATATGTGGATTCTTCTTAAGGAACTTTTCAAGCTGTTTGAAAGTTAGAATATCCTCTGAAACTTCTTGCGTAATCGTATTTAGAAATTGATACATGGGCATTAGTAATAATCATCCTCTTCATCTTCTTCCATAGCCAGTAAATCTTTGATATTTTTGGATCGTAATACATTCACAAGACGTTTTTCTTTGCGGCGGTCTGCATCCCTAGCCAAAGAATTGTAGTTATTGTCTTCGTCGTCCCAATAACCACGGTCTTCATTACGGAAAGTCTTTTTAGTCTTGCTCATACGATTAGTAGTCCCGGAAATGCTTTGTTGACAAGTGATGCTGTGATGTTCGGATAAGGAATCTTTTTATCCTTCATTGCAATTAAAAGTTTTGCGTCTTCATGATCGACCGTTTCCAGTAGTTCGATGAAAAGTGCTTCACGTTTTAGTTGGTTCAGATTTGGATTACCGCCTTCAACGAAAAGATAAAGCTTTCGTGCTTGACTATACAACGAACCTTCTTGGTCGTGTAGATTATTTGGTTTATATGGGGGATCGCCATCAGGAAGCAACCACTTAATACCCGGATCAAGCGCACCCTTAAGTATATTAACAAGAGGAACACTATGATTTTTTTGAAGCATAACAACACGTTCTTCCTCAGTATTCAAATTCGAAACCATTTTTAAGGTCTCGGCCACTCCCAATTTCATTATACGAAATCTCCAATTGATTCAGTTAGGTTTTTCAAACGATGTGCCATAAAATAGTTCATGAGATTCTTGGCCGGTTTTCCTTGCTGCTCATGATAACTACTTACCACTTCATTATATATATTTTCGGGAATGTTGCTGAGATCAATAAGTTGTTCGTTTCGCTTATAATTTCTTAGCATAAGTTCATTGCAGAATGATGTTGGTTCTTGTTTTACCCATTCCTCAAGTTTCTTTTTGAATACTGGCTTTTGGCGTTCACCGATCACCAAGCAGTTATCACTTGACAGAATATTAGGAATACCGTCACCAGTATCACCGGATATAATGTGTTCAATCCGGTATTTTTCAATTTCTTCTCGTGTCATATATTTTTTTATCATAATTTGTTAAAAATCCTTGTCGCTTTATATAAATAAAAGAAGTAACGTCAAAAGAAAGTATTTTAGTTTAGGATGGTCAATCTTTCCTTTGGATTAAAACATCCTTTACTGGTTGATATATCGCAACATTATCATAGGCCAGCAATTGTATAAAATCGTGATCCCCCGAAAGTATAAGAATTTTTTCCTTTGAAGAATACTCCATTACCAATGACGCAATAATATCATCGGCCTCTGCGTGTTCAATATCAATAACAGGATACTTAAAGTTTTCTTTTAGCTCATGACGAAGCATGTCAAAACACTCAAAAATCATCTTCCAATCTAGTTCGGATGCATCACGACTTTTCTTGCGGTTGGCCTTGTAGTATGGGAAAACTTCCTTACGCCAATATCGTTTACCATCACACGCTATAACAAGCTCGCCGTATTCTCGCTTGAACTTGGATCGATAAGAACGTAACGAATTGAGAACCATATGACGAACCATATTTTCCTCAATCTGAGCGTTCTTATGGTTGCCAAGTTGAACCATAAGATTTGACAGCATAACCTGAGACAAATCAACAATAATAATAACACTCACTCCTTTGGGGCAATAATCAATTTGATTTTATCTGATATCGAAAGCATACCATCTCCATCCTCTGTAAAAACAGCTTCTGCAATGATTTGAAGAGGGTGATCGATACCATAACTTTTTAGCAACAAAGACCTAACCGCTTCAATAACAAGAGCACCTTCCTTAACATCACCGTCTTCTTCTGCCGGTTGAAACCCTGCTATTGAAAGTTGATCGAATAGCAGGGGAATCACCGTTTCGATTGTTTCTTGAATATGAACCTGACGTATTAGGTCCATATTTTCTTCAATCTCTTCGAATGTCGTTGGATGGTTTGCTAAATTATCTGATATCTTCTTTTGTTTTGGAAAGACTACTACGTTATTTGCGATCATATTGGAAGATACCATTCATTTGTGATAATGTCAAGAGGTTTTGTAGCTGAAGAACTGACCACTAGATACAAAACGTGATGGATTTTCCGTCATAAGTTCTTGTAGCAATACTTTCCATCTGAACGCCCACTCATTACGATTATATTTAGAATCAGCAAAGTCTTTTTGTTTTTGTAGTTGCTGTGGATCGGTATATGAATAAAAACCAGTATTCATCATACCTAAAATGATATCAAGTTTTCTATGGAAAACATCAGCATGATCTCCCATAGTATCCTGCATTTGATACATTTCCGTAAACATACTGGCAGTTTCAGGAAGCGCACCATAATTCGGATGAACACAAACCAAACCGGCAGACATTGCTTCCATCAAACAAATACACGAAGTTTCTTCCCAAATAGAAGGGTATGCAAAAATGTGAGACTTTTGAAGAGCAACACGAAGTTCATCATTCGGAACGGAACCATGATAATTTACTTTTGGGTGCGCCTTTAATGCGTCAAACAACTGCGCATATTCCTTATCACGTTCTTGCCAGCCATAAAGTTTATAAGAAGAATATACGTCTAGTTCGATGTTGTCATATTTTTTACTCAAAACATCAAACACACTATAGAGAATATTCAAACCACGATGGGGAGTTGGTGTATAAATTAGACGAATCTTATCTTCTGGCTTATAAATCGAAGGAATTGGTTCGATGGAGTTTTGAATAACAACGCACTTTGACCAAGGAATACCATACATCTGAATAAACCCACGCATCTGCCAGTTTGATACGAATACGAGTTTATGAAATTTAGCCCATCCGTTGTTCTTCAAATGGTCTGATTCTGGATCACCCGGAAGATCATGTAGCCACAGAATACGAATGTGCTGATCTGATAGCTTTTCATGCACCCTCGAAACAAAAATCTGAAAATTATCTAATACCTCAGAATCGATGTTTTTTTCTAGAGCATTCTTCATAATTTCGGTGCCGCCCATAGCATTCTCGGAACCGTTATTTTTAGCAATAGGCATTAATATAACTCCCACATTTTAAGTTTACTCTACGTTCAAAGTTGCCTGTCGCTGAATGAATGCTTGCCGAATTGTTTTAGCACCGAAATATTTGACAACCAAAGCTTCGACAATAGCGGGATTGAATGGCTTGCATGAAAACACGTCAAGATACATGTGGTCTAATTCATTCACGAAATGACAACAGATGTTACTCGTTTCAATAAGCTGAACGAGAGTATACCCAGCCTTATTACCTTCACCGAAATTGACGATCTGCGGTTCACCATACGCAACCATATCAATATCCTTGACGAGTTGCTTGGCAAAATTGTAGATATTATCATAATCAGTGATTGCATTGTGGTTACAGCCAGCGCAGTCTACGATATTATGATATCCCCAATATTCTTGGTCTTCACTCATTAATTCATTTCCTTAATAATTTTGTATTAATATCTATCCGAAACGTCTTCGCAATATTCGACTGAACTAATATCAAATGATTGCCAGCGACGATGTTCAATATCCCAAACCTTAAGAA